TTTTTATTTAGAAGAATCAGATAACATCGAAGCTGGTGCAAGCGCTACAGGCGATTTAACAATCACAATTTCTTACGAAGAAATAGACGACGCATAGGAGGTTCTAAGCTATGGCAAATGGCGGAATAATAGGACCAGTTCAAACAATTACCCCAGGTATAGATGGAGTAATTCATACAAAAACAAGTACAGGATCTTTAACATTACAACCAACAACTACAGCTATTGAATATATAGTAGTCGCTGGTGGAGCAGGTGGTGGTGGCGGTTATGGTGGCGGAGGTGGAGCTGGTGGATTTAGAACTGCCTCATGTGTTTCTGTTTGCGCTGGATCAACTCTTTGTGCAACAGTTGGTGGTGCAGGTGCTGCTTCTACAGGAAGTTATGCATCAGGATCTGCTGGTGGTACTGGTGGAAATAGTGTTTTATCTGGTGGAGGAATTACAACAGTTACTTCTAATGGTGGCGGTGGTGGTGGATCTTGGAACTCAGCTAGATGTGGAGTATCAGGAGGATCTGGAGGTGGCGGATCTTTAGGTGGTTCAACTGGAGGTTCAGGAACATGTGGTCAAGGAAATGATGGTGGTGGCAATGCAAGTAATGGACCACCTCTTGATAACACAGGTGGTGGCGGAGGCGCTGGCGCTGCTGGAGCTAATGGTTGTGGAGCTGCTGGAGCTGGTGGAGCTGGTGGTGTTGGATTAGAATCAACTATAACAGGAAGCCCTGTATTTTATGCTGGTGGTGGCGGAGGTATGGGTGGAAATTCTGCAGGTTCTGGTGGAAATGGTGGTGGTGGTGCTGGAAAAGCTGGTGCTGGTGGCACTGGTGTAGCAGGCACAGCTAACACTGGAGGCGGTGGCGGTGGATCTGGTGGTGGAACTTCTGGTGGAGTTGGTGGTGGATCAGGAATAGTTGTCGTAAAAGAACCAGAAATACCCGCACAAGCACCAGGAATATGGAGCATGAACGAAGTTTATGACAATGTTGAAAATGGTAATTGGACTAATTAATAGACAAATGATTTGTAATAAAGTATAAATAAATTTTAAGGAGATAAATAATATGGCACATTTCGCAGAATTAAAAACAAAAGTAGATCCAACAGGGTTCACAACTGATACTCATCAAGTTGTTGAAAGAGTTGTAGTTGTAGGAAACGATTGTGTTCCTTCAGACATGCACGCTGATGGTGAAACATGGTGCATTAATTTTTTCAAAGGTGGAATTTGGAAACAAACTTCATACAATAATAATTTTAGAAAAATGTATGCAGGTATTGGAATGATTTACGATCCTGTAAAAGATAAATTTTTAAGTCCACAACCTCATGCTTCATGGGCATTAGATTCTAATGATGATTGGCAAGCACCTATAACTTATCCAACAATTACAGATGATGGTGCAGATCCAGTTGTATGGGATTACGTAATTTCTTGGAACGAAACAAAATACAATGCTGACAACACTAAAGGTTGGGAAGCAATTAAATCAAACGACACTTCAGATCCAAAAACAATTTACGATTGGAATGGTTCATCTTGGGTGTCCGAATAGGAGACTCAAATGGCCAGAACTAATGGCGGTATAATCGGTAAGAGTAACAAAACTTCTTTCGGGAAGTGCACGGTTACTACTAAAACATCAAGCACACCAAGTGCAGTCACTACACAACCTGGAACAAGATTAGTTCAAACTTTAATTGTGGCTGGTGGTGGTGCAGGCGGTGCAGGAGGTGGAGGCGGTGGTGGAGCTGGTGGTTTAAGAAATATTTCATGTATATCAGTTTCTGGAGGAACTGCTTTAGGAGCAGTTACTATTGGTGGTGGAGGTGCAGCCCCTCCAGCTAATTCTAATGCTGGTGGATTGGGAGTAGATTCAAGTATAGTTATTTGTGGAACAACTTATACTTCTGAAGGAGGTGGTGGAGGTGGATCTTCTAACACGTCTCCAAAAGGAGTTGGGGTAGCAGGTGGTTCAGGTGGTGGTGCAGCTGCTAATGATTGTGGACCTTTTGCTGGAGGTGCAGGAAACACTCCTCCTCAACCAGGAAATTTTGGAAATCCAGGAGGAATTTCAGGAGCAGGAACTTATCCTTCAAGAAAAGGTGGTGGTGGTGGTGGCGGTGCAGGCGCTGCTGGAACAAATAATGCTAACACTAATCAAGGAGCTACAGGTGGTGCAGGATTAAATTTATCTGGATGTTTTCCAGGTGCACCTAATTGTGCAACTTATGCAGGTGGTGGAGGTGGTGGAGATGCTGCTTGTGGAAGTGCATCACCTTATTTAGGAACAGGTGGAACAGGAGGCGGTGGAAATGCAGTGGGTTCAGGAGTACCTGCAGCTATTGCTGGAACAGCTAATACAGGTGGTGGTGGAGGTGCTGGATCTAATGGTCCAGGTTCCACTTTAAATTTAGGAGCAGCAGGCGGTTCAGGAATCGTAGTCGTAAAAGAATTAAGTAAAGCAAGTGGTGTGTGGTCAATGAAAAGTCAATTTAGTGCACAGAGCCAGGGAACATGGCCCGATGGTACAATATCTTTTGGAGAAGTAGATTATTTAGTAGTCGCTGGAGGTGGTGGCGGTGGTGGAGTAAGAGGTGGTGCTGGTGGAGCAGGAGGACTGCTTACATCTTATTGCACACCTACCTCACCATTAACTTTAGATTCTACAACATATTCAGTTGTAATTGGAGAGGGTGGAGCAGGAAGAAGTCCAAGTCCATGTGCTGCAGGAGCTAATGGATCTCCTTCAACTTTTGCAGGTTTAACTGTAGTAGGTGGTGGTAGAGGAGAAAACTCAAGTTGTTATGCTGCAGGTACTGGAGGTTCAGGTGGTGGAGGTGGATCAACAGCTAATGGAGCAAGTGGATGCGGAGGAGCTGCAACTTGTGGACAAGGAAATTCTGGTGGTGCAGGTCAACCACAAGCTGGTGGCGGAGGTGGTGGATCTTGTTGTGCTGGTAATGCTGGACCAGGGTCACCTGTGGGAACTGCTGGACCTGGTGGAACAGGTAAATTAGTTGATATTACAAGTTTTGGAGGTAGATTTGCTGCTGGTGGTGGAGGTGGTGGTGAACCTGCTGGTATAGGTGGATTTGGTGGTGGTGGATCTGCTGGAAAAGATTGTAATGCTGGTCAACCAGGTGTAACTAATACTGGAGGTGGCGGAGCAGGTGTAGTTGGGAGTAATGCAGTTGCAGGAGATGGTGGATCAGGTGTTATTTATATAAGAACTCCAGGAGCTCAGGCAAAAGGTATTTCAGTTTCAGGATGTGGAAATGTTTTAACAGGAATTTGTACACCAGCTGGTGTTTCAGAATTAGCAACATTTAGAACATCTGGTTGTTTAACTACTGGTGGTACTAAAGGAACTTATACATTTGTAGATTATTTAGTTGTAGCTGGTGGCGGTGCTGGAGCTGGGTATCTTGGTGGTGGTGGAGCTGGAGGTTATAGAGCTTCTGGTTATGGACCTGCACCTTTACAAGGAGCTAAAATTGGAATTCAACCAGGCACACACACTATCACAATTGGTGCAGGTGGAGCTAGTGGTTGTGGTCAAGGAAGCAATGGAACAGGTGGAAGAGGAAATCCTTCTACATTTAATTTAATTGTTTCTTCTGGTGGTAGTGGTGGAGTTGTTTCTGGAGGTAGAACAGAAAGAGGTGGATCTGGTGGTGGATCAGAAGCTAATACAAGACCAGCTTGTGAAAATGCACAAGGAAACGCTGGTGGATTTACAATTCCAGAAGGAAATGCTGGAGGAAGAGGAGCTGTTGCAGGTAATGCGCCTGTACCATCTAGAGGAGGAGCTGGTGGTGGTGGAGCAACTGCGGCTGGTTCAAACGGACCTGCAGGACCTGGAGGTGCTGGAGCACCTAATGTTATAGGTGCTTGTACTCCTTTCTCAAGAACTACATTTTCTGGCGGTGGTGGTGGTACGACAGATAATAGAGGACCAGGAGCTGATGGATCTGGTGGATCTGGTGGTGGAGGAAATGGTGGTGGAACTAATCCAGGAAGTGTTAACTCTGGTGGAGCTGGTGGAGCTGGGACTTATGGACCTGGATCATATGTTGCTGGTGGAGCTGGTGGATCAGGTGTTGTTGTAGTAGAGTTTCCAAGTTCGTCTACTGTAAGTGTAGCACCAGGTACAAATACAGTTACTACTACTCCAGGATCTAAAAAAACTGCAGTCTTTACAGTTTCGGGAACCTTGACAGTTTCATAAAAATTCTTTATAAAGTTTTTTATACAGAATTATGAACCTTACAAATTACTATTGGTATTTTAAATCAGCAATCCCAGAACGTATTTGTGATGACATTGTAAAGTATGGTCATCAAATGCAAGATCAAATGGCAGTCACTGGTGGTTACGGTGATAAAAAATTAAATTCAAAACAAGTTAAAGATTTAAAAACAAAAAGAAATTCAGATATTGTTTGGATAAATGATAGATGGGTTTATAAAGAAATACAACCTTACGTGCATCAAGCAAACGCATCAGCGGGTTGGAATTTTAATTGGGACTATTCTGAGTCTTGTCAATTTACAAAATATAAAAAAGGCCAGTATTATGATTGGCATTGCGATAGCTGGGATCAACCTTATCAAAGACAACAAGGTGACCCATCGCACGGTAAGATTAGAAAATTATCTGTAACTGTGACTCTATCAGATCCAAAAGATTACAAAGGTGGAGAACTAGAATTTGATTTTAGAAATATGGATCCAGATAAAAAGCCCAACATTAAAAAATGTACAGAAATATTACCTAAAGGATCTTTGGTTGTATTTCCTTCTTTTGTATGGCATAGAGTATGTCCAGTTAAAAGTGGTGAACGAAACAGTTTGGTTATCTGGAATTTAGGATACC